GTTTTTAGTTTTGCAATTTCTCTACAAAGATATTCAATATTTGCTTCATGAAGATTAACATACCAGCGGAGATTTTTGAATTCTTCATTTAGTTCTTGATACTCGTTGCGAAAAATATCAATTTCACTCTGCATATTATTAATTTTTTCATTTACATCAACATTGATAGGATTTTTATTAGAAAGAATGATCCAATAACTAGGGTCATCATATACAATACGTGCTTCTTTGTCGCTACTTTTGATTCGATCCTGAAAATTTTCAACAAGAGCATTTTCTTCCCAATGTTCCATATGAACAAATGCCATACTAGTAGTAATATCATTGCCTCTTGCTACACAATCAACTCTCTTTACTTTTCCAAAACCAAAATCTTCAATAGTGTCTTTGATAAATTCAGCATCTGCTGAAACATATGGAATATACATTGAAAGTTTTTGATCAATATTATATTTTGAAACATTATCCTCAAGTGCAGGCATAGTGATATTGTCAAGAGCAAGTGGTGAGGGAAGCGACATATTATGATATATCAATTATTATAGATACAAAATAAAGTTCAATTTTTTTTATAAAAATTGAAAAATAATAAAAAATATATTATTATAAATAAATAATGGGAAACAAAGGCGAATTTACATCGAGAGAAAGAAAAAAAGAAAAAAAAAATAACAATTTTGAGAAGAACGGTAAATATAGTTCAAAACATATAAGAATACAATTGGATAATAAAGAAAAATATGATAAAAATAAAACAAGTATTACAACTGAAAATAATGAACTACAAAAAAAGCACCATAATAAATAATTAAAAAAATTATGTTAAAGAGCAAACTATAATACATAATAAGGCTACAAAATGGGGGCGGGTATAGTCCCAGTTGCAATTTTTAATGGTTCTCTTTTTTTTCTTTTTGGAAAAGAATGTTATGATAATAAATGGGGTGAATTCGGCGGAAGTAGTGAGAAAAACGAGGCAAAATTCTCTACTGCTATTCGCGAAGGTTATGAAGAATTAGATGGTTTTTTTGGAACAGAACAACAATTAAAAAAGAAGGTAACGGAAAATTTAATTTTAAGTATTACTGATTTAGAAGATAAGCATGAATCTTTTGTTTTTAAAACAGATTATGATGAAAATCTACCATTATATTTTAATAACCACCATAAATTTATAAAAAATAAATTACCCCAAAATATAATTAAATCAAATAATGGCCTTTTTGAAAAATCAGAAATTAAATGGTTTGGAAAAGATGAGTTAATTAAACGAAAAAAATATTTTAGAAATTTTTATAAACCAACTATTGATTATTTAATCAATGAATATGATTATATTTATGAAAAATCTAATTATTTAAACAATTATTAAGATATTATTATAATTTCATGATTAAAAATTATAATAATATCAATGAAATAAAACAAAATTTAAGTGTAATTAAAGAGACAAAAGAGTTATATGGAGAAGTATTTACACCATTTAGTTTAATAGATAAAATTATATCTTTAATACCAATAGAAAATTTCAAAAATAAAAATAGAAAATGGTTAGATATTGGAGCTGGTTCTGGATATTTTTCTATTTTCTTATATTTAAAATTATTTGAAAACTTAAAAACTCAATTCAAAAATGATAATGAATGTAAGGATCATATTATAAATAATATGATTTATATGGTTGAAATACAAGAAAATAATTATAAAATATTGAGAGAAATGTTTGGAGATAAGGCAAATATTATTAATGATGATTTTATAAATTACAATTTTAATAACTATATAATTAAAGAATTTGATTACATAATAGGAAATCCACCTTTTAATTGTAATGGAATTAAAAAAGTGCCGACTAATAATAATATTAAAAAGAAAAATGATGGAAAAACAGTATGGATTGATTTTTTGAAAAAAAGTATTTCAATTCTAAAAAAAAAAGGATTATTAAATATAATTATACCATCTATATGGTTAAAACCAGATAAAGAAAAAATATATGAATATTTATTACAATATAAAATAAATTATTTACATTGTTTAAATAATACTGAAACGAATAAAATATTCAAAGGTAATGCTCAAACACCATGTTGTTATTTTCTACTTGAAAAAATAGAATCAGATAATTTTGTAAGCATATGGGACAATGATGCAAATAAATATATAAATTATTGTCATAAGAGTTTACATAATAATTATCTCCCAATACCTTTAAAATGTCAATCTATTATAAATAAATTACAACCTTTTTTAAAATATGGATCATTACCTGTTTATAAAACAAATTTACCTTCTTCAAAAACTTTATTCTCTCTTCATAAAGAAAATAAATGTCCTCATAAAAATATTTCTACATGTTTAATTAAAAATTCTATACCAGAATTTGTTATAAATTATAGCAATATTAAATGTCCGTTTTCTGATAAAAAAAAATTAATTTTGGCTAATAAAATGTATGGAATACCATATATAGATTATAATGCAGAATATGGTATTTCAAATCGTGATAATTATGTTATATTAGAAGACGATAAATTAATAAGTGATTTAGAAATAATAAAAACTTTTCTCTCTACACAAAGTGTATTATATTTATTCGATTCAACAAGATATAGAATGGCATACTTAGAAAAATATATTTTTGAATTAATTCCTGATATAACTTTATTACCAAATTTTCCTCAAAATATAAATGATGATACTATCGCTTCATATTTTAATTTTGATGAAAGAGAGAAAACTATTATAAATAATTATAAAAAAAATATTAAATTTTTTGATTAAATACAATATAAAACATTAAATCAATATTAGTTATGGCATTAACAAATTTAGATAAAGACAATCTTAATCGTTTATTTGAAATGATCAATTTGAGAGATAAAAATAATATTATTGATGTAAAAACAAACTATAGCACATATTCTAAATTAGAAATTATTGGTAGACAAATGATGAATTTAAAAATAGAAGCGGAAAAGATTCTAGAAAATCATAATATTAATGAAGAATTGAAAAACGTGGAATGTAATTTTAAAAAAGTTCCTGGAACATATTATTATTTATATTTAATTAATAATAAAAAAGTTATATCACTTATAGCATATACAGAATGGAATACTTATGACAAATTTTTATATAAACTATATTTTGATTATGATTATCAATTTTATATTGTCTAATATATATGAATAAAATTATTGTTCCAGCATTAATAATGCTTTTTTTAGATTTTATTTATCTCTCTATAACAACTAATTTTTACAAAAATTTGATTGAAAATATTCAAAAAGAAAAATTTAAAATTAAATTAATTCCTACTATATTTTGCTATATATTTTTAGTATTTTCATTATATTATTTTATATTAAAAGATAAAAGAAAAGTATTTGATGCATTTATACTAGGTTTCTGTATTTATGCTGTATTTGAATTAACAAATTTTGCGATATTTAATAAATGGAATATACAAGCTGTATTTTTAGATACAATATGGGGTGGAATACTTTTCACTCTTACAACATATCTTACATACAAATTAGTAAAGAATAAAAGAATAATAAATTAAGATGAAAATTTTATATGTAAAAATATTATATTATAATATATGAATAAAAATATTATAATAATAATCTTATTGGCAATAATAATTATTTATATAGTTAATGAATATTTTTATATACCACAATATTATTTTGATAGATATATAAATTATACTAATTTATCACTAGAACCTAGTCAAAACAAAAAAAATTTACTTTTATTATCAAATAGTAATTTAAGATTAAATAAGGAATACATGAATTTTGCCATACCATGTATAAAAAAATTTACAAAACAAAATAATGTAAAAGAATATTTATATATACCATATGCTCTAGCAAAATATCACAATTATACAATACAAAAAACCAATCGTATTGATCAATTATTTAAAGATACAATATTACCAACTTTTAATAAATTAAATATAAAAATAAAATTATTAGATATTGAAGAACCTATATACATTCAACAACAAATTATTTCTAATTCAAAAGCATTATATATAGGAGGTGGTAATACATATATTTTAAATTTTTGCCTTCATAAAAATAATTTAATCAATACATTAAGAGAGAAAATTAACAAAGGAACGCCAACAATATGTTTAAGTGCTGGAAGTAATATTATATCCCCCACAATAGAAACAACAAATGATATGTCTATTATAGAAATAACTAATTTAAATTCATTAAATATTATACCATTTCAAATGAATCTTCATTATCATAATCAATTATTGCGATATGGACAAGGTGGAGAATATAGAGATAAACGCTTATATCAATATTTACAAAATAATAGAACCCTTTATTATAAAAATAAAAAAAGAAATAATTTTGTACTTGGTTTACCAGAAGGATTATTATTACATATAAGTGATAATAATATGGAAATATGCGGTTTAACAAGTAGAACTCCTTATTTATTTGAATTAAATGATGGAAAATTTACAAAGACAGAATTACGAGTTGGAGAGAGAATTGAATATTTATTAAAAATTAACAATTAAATTGATTATAATTTTTAAATAGAAATTATTATTAATTCTTTGAATAAAAAATGTTTTACATTGCTGTAACGCGATTTAATAATGAAACTTGGAGAGAAAATCAAACATGGAGAGAAAATCATGATTATAAAGGTTGTATTTATAACACACCTATACATATAAAACATTTAATACCACTAGAAATTACAATATATATTATTGAAATGAATAATCAAACAAATAATATTATGGGTATTGGTAGAATATTAAACAAGGTTCATACTGACAAAAAATATAAAATTTATAGTGAAAATAATTATAATAGATATACTTATAAAGGTAATACTTATCTATCAAGAGAAGAAATTATTAGTGAAAATGGAAAAAATGAAAAAAATCTAATTGAAGCTATAGAAAAAATTTTATTTAAAGGCTATAAACATATGAAGAGAGGCCAAGGTATTACCATATTACCAATTGATCATCAAGAACGATTTGCTAGATATATCAAAGATTTATTTATTTACTAACATTCTCAGTATCAGCTAAATTAATATTAGAATTGTAATCTCTCATTTTGTATTTGTTATTTGTGATTTTCCATTCTTCAGAAATATTCATAACTTTTTGATTATAAATAGCACTAATTTTTTTATATTCATTATTACAATAAATTCTAATTTTATTAATATTGGAAAGTTGAAATTTTATTTCTTTCATAAATTCATTACCTTTATAATTACATAATGTATTAAATACTTCAATTCCAACTACGCTAAATAACTCCTCTATATGTAAAAGTTCTGTATATTTTTTTCTTAGATTATCAGAACGATAGATTTGTGTTGCCATTTCAGCCTTTGTTTTTTTATTTAAAATATATTGAATTCTCAAATCTGTAAAATCTTGATATTTTCTAACATTTTCTCTAGATATAAGTAAAGAATTATAAGTAATATGTGATATAACCCTGTGAATATTATATATTTTTTGTAAAATATCTGGATTATTTATAAGTTTAGTTGAAATATTATGTCTTAATTGATAAACACTGATTAATCCACCACAAACTTCATCATGTGGATTTCTTGGCGCTGTTCCATTATTATTATTTCTCATATGTTCATAGAAATGCGGATTGTGAATTACTCCTTTATCTATTATCCCTGTTTTCCAAGAAAATGCGACTTTACATTCAACACACCAGATTTGGTCACACCCGCTGATTTTATAAATACGAACACCACAAGTTGGACATGGTTTTGTTTCTTGCTTAATTAATTTAGCGCTTTCTACTGAATCTTTATTACATATATGTTCATCATTTTTTGTATAACCAATAATTTCATGACAATCAGGACAAGTATAGTAATTGCATAAATCACATTTATATTGTGTAGATAAAAATCCACGACAATCATTATTTGGACAAGCCATAATAAATTTTTTTCTCTCTGTTTGATTATTCTGTATTTTTCTAATATTAAGCGTATGTTCATATTTTTGACGAGATAATTCATTTAATTGTTTTCTAATTTCAGTCATTTTTTCATTAATTTCTTTAATTTTCTCATTTTCAATTTGAATTTTTTTATATTTTTCAGCATCATTCATTGTTTCGGGCAATTTACTTATTTCTCTATCAACTAATAAGTCTTTTCTATGTTTTTTATAATCTTTATCAATAAACGACCTATTTAAGCAGTTAATTACAAAATTTGCATTCCATTGTTTTTTACAGTTCATACAATGAGGATCATTTGTTGAATTAAGTAAATATGTTCTAACGCAACTTTTACATGAAGAATACTTACAATCATCAAAATAACATGTTACTTGACATTTAGTAGATTTGTTATATGTTTCGCAGCAAGTGAAACAAGTATCCATTTTTATTACCAATCAAAATTATATTTATCATATTTCAATTTTATTATAAATAAAAAACTTATATTAAAAATAAAAAAAGTATTATTTAATTATAATTAATTATGAGTGAAAATATTTTTGATACAAATATAGATAATTATACTATTGAGGATTTATTAGATATTTTAAACTTATCTATAGATTATGATGAAGAACAAGTAAAAAAAGTAACAAACAATATTATTGATAAGTTCACTGAAGAAAATAAAGTAAACGAAGTGAAATTTTTCTTACAAGTTCAAGACCTTTTATTAGAACGTATTAATATAAAAGTAGATAAGGATCAGCAAGCACGAGAGAGACAAATAAATTATTGGTTTGAAAATCAATATGCTGGCAATGAACCAGGTGTAAGGGACATAAAACAGAAAATTTCAGTATTTGCAGACGATAATCATCCAGTTATGACACGTAAGTATTTAGAACCGCGGGGAAATATTAGTCAAGATCATCTTAACCCAATTTTTCAAAATTCATATGAAAGACTAATATACATAGATAGTCAATACAGAAATAATATTTTTCCATATGCCAATAATGATGTTAATTCTCCAACTATTTCAACAAATTTTACTATAGATTTAACAGAAAAATTAAAAAACACAGTTGCTTTAGAACTAGAATCGATTTATATTCCTTATGAATGGAATACATATCATGAATCTCTAGGAAATACATTTTTTTGGGTTGAAAAATTAACAAATGAAAATAAATCATCCGGAGACCCATCAGATAATATTTTTATAAAAATTCCAAATGGTAACTATTATGAAGGAGCTCCAATAAATAATCAAAAAGAAACGTATAATACTTTAGGTATTTGTAATGCTATTAATCGAGAATTGAATAAATATAAATTTGGTAATGGTGATAAAGTCGGTTATTATTGGCCATATAATTCAACAACTTCAGGACCTGCTGATCCATCTGGAACAAATTTGTCATGGAATAAATTTTATGGAGTTATAGAAGTTGATTCATTACCAAGCGATTTTAATAATCATCTTCCTAATAAAATAATATTTAAAAATTATGGAGATTATCCAATCAAAATTATATTTTATAAAGAAAATACACAAGAAGCACGACAATATTGTAAAAATAATTTTTATGCAAATAATAATCTTGGATTTATGTTAGGCTATAGAATAACACCTGATTTAAATAATTTAGAAGTATCAATGATACTTCCTCCAGCATTACAAGAATTAGCATATCAAGAAAATATATCAGGTTCTTATCACGGCAATAATAATTTACCTAATGTATATACTCATTTATTAACAATTGCAACACCACCCTTAACTAATAATAATACTTTAGGTTCACTCGGAAAAACAAGAGAGAATCCTATTTCAACTAGTTACTTATCTAATTGGTTATTCCCAGGAAATATAAGCAATCATTTTTTTTCATATATTAGTGGCGAATCCACTATAGATGTTTTCGGTCCTAAATATTTATTATTAGTTTTAGATGATTTCAATCATAATAGAATAAATAGTGGAACTGTTGCTATTACCGCGACTTCAAATAAATTATCGGTTCCTAGTTATGCAGGTAAAGGAAAACAAGATTGTCAAGATGCTGCAAAAAATATAACTGGTGTATCAGCATCAAAACCTCGTATTCTAACACAAGCACAATTATATACTGCAAATGAAATATTGAGCAATAGAGGTGACGATAAAGATCGATCTGTTGCTCCAAATAATTCAAATATTTTCGGAATAATTACATTACCATTAAATATTGATGAAAGAGAATATGGAATATCATCATTAGATATTAAATTTAAGAGAGAATATTTTGGACCGGTAAATATTGATAGAGTAAAAGTATCACTTTTAGATGATAAAGGTAATATATTAAATTTAAATGGGAGAGATTGGTTTTTTTCTATAAAAGCAACCGAATTATATCAATTTTAAAAGACAAACTATAATTATATATTTTATCTATATTAAAATATATAATGACTTGTGAAAAAATATTACAACTTTACGGTTATAAATCAAGAACAGATTTTAAAAAAAATTTTAATAAAACAATGTCTGGTGGTATAAAGCAAAATGGAACTGTAAATAATTTAATTTGGAGAAGCAATCAAACTAATTTTAGAATAAATAAAACAACAAATATATCTTCTAATGGTTTTGGATTAAAAAATTGTACTGCATATCCAATTAGAATTTATGGTTCATTATTAAATGATATTAATGTAAATGTGCCTTCACTTTATTCTGGTTACATTTTTTATACAAGTCAAGATCTTAAAACAGCTGTTGAAGAATGGACTACTAATAAAGATACTGCTATTCAGATTTATGGAGATATCAATAATTGGAATGTAGAAAATGTTACTGATATGAGTGGTCTTTTTCTGTATAAAAATATCTTCAATGATGATATTAGTAATTGGAAAGTAGATAATGTTACTAATATGAATTCTATGTTTTCTCATGCATTTAGTTTCAATCAAAATATTAGTTCTTGGAATGTGAGCAAAGTTACTGCTATGAACTACATGTTTAGTCATGCATTTTGTTTCAATCAAAATATTAGTTCTTGGAATGTCCGTAATGTTACTTCTATGTTATATATGTTTTCAGGAGCAACTAACTTTAATCAAAATATTAGTAATTGGAATGTAAATAAAGTTACTAATATGAATTATATGTTTGAAGGTTTAACACAATATATTAATTTACCTATCGTTGATTTTAGTGGAACACCTATTAATTATTTTAGTTACATTTTTGATACAAGTCAAGATCTTAAAATAGCTGTTAATCAATGGACTAATAGTAAAGAAACCGCTATTCAGATTTATGGAAATATCAATACTTGGAATGTAGAAAATGTTACTGATATGGGTTATCTTTTTCTGAATAAAACTAACTTTAATGATGATATTAGTAATTGGAAAGTAGATAATGTTACTACTATGTATAACATGTTTTTTAATGCAAATACCTTTAACCAAGATCTTAATAGTTGGAACGTAGATAAGATTACTGATATGACAGGTATGTTTTTTAATGCAAATAACTTTAACCAAGATCTTAATAGTTGGACCGTAGATAATGTTACTAATATGGTATTTATGTTTCAAGGAGCAACTAAGTTCAATGGCAATATTAGTTCTTGGAATGTAGGTAATGTTACTGATATGGCATATATGTTTGCGAATGCATCTAACTTTAATAGCAATATCACTACTTGGAACGTAAATAAGGTTAATGATATGTCAGCTATGTTTTCAGGAGCAACTAAATTTAATCAAAATATTAGTTCTTGGGATGTAAGTAAGGTTACTAATATGAGTGGAATGTTTCATGATGCAACTAGCTTCAACCAAGATCTTAGTAGTTGGAACGTAGATATGGTTACTACTATGTATAGCATGTTTAATGGAGCAACTAACTTTAATCAAAATATTAGTTCTTGGAATGTAGGTAATGTTACTGATATGGCATATATGTTTAGTAATGCAACTAACTTTAATCAAAATATTAGTTCTTGGAATGTAGGTAATGTTACTTCTATGGCATATATGTTTAGTAATGCAACTAACTTTAATCAAATTATTAGTAATTGGAATGTAAATAAAGTTACTAATATGAATTATATGTTTAAAGATTTAACACAATATATTACTTTACCTACCGTTGATTCTAGTGGAACACCTATTAATTATTTTAGTTACATTTTTGATACAAGTCAAGATCTTAAAACAGGTGTTAACTTATGGACTAATAGTAAAGATCGTGCTATTCAGATTTAT